GCAACATTCCTCCCCCATTTCTCCGGAGTTCCCCATGACCATCACACGCAACCCGTTTGACGCGGGCGGCTATTCGCTCGCCGAGATGACGCAGGCCATCAACATCCTGCCCAACCTCTACACCCGCCTCGGCCAGATCGGCCTGTTTCGCTTTGAAGGTGTCACGCAACGCTCTGTTGTGATTGAGCAGCGCGAAGGCGTCCTCAGCCTCCTGCCCTCGGTCCCGCTAGGCGCGCCTGCCACTGTCGGCACGCGCGAGCAGCGCTCGATGCGCAGCTTCGCCCTGCCCTGGATCCCGCATGACGATGTGATCCTGCCCGCCGATATCCAGGGCATGCCCGCGCTGGGCCTATCCGATGCGGCTGACCCGCTGGTAGAGGTGATGAACCGCAAGCTGACGCTGATGCGCCGCAAGCATGCTCAGACCCGCGAATACATGGAGATGAATGCGCTGCGCGGTATCGTGAAGGATGGTGCGGGCACGACCCTCTACAACTACTTCACTGAATTTGGCTTGGAACCGATTGAGGTCGACTTCGTTTTCGGGACGGCAGGCACCAATATCCAGAGTAAAGTGCGCAGTATTTTACGTGCCATCGAAGATAATCTCTTGGGCGAGACCATGACCACAGCCCATGCTTTGATCAGCTCCGAGTTCTTCGACAAATTAATCAGCCACCCAAAGACCGAAGAAGCCTATAAATACTTCTCTGCCAATGGAGGTCAGCCGCTACGCGAAGACATGCGCCGCGCCTTCCCCTTCGCGGGGATGCTCTTCGAGGAATATAACGGCTCCGTTACGCTCTCGAACGGGACAACGGAGCGCTTGATCCCCGCAGGCGAAGGCATCGCTTTCCCCCTTGGCACCTTCGACACCTTCACCACCTATGGCGGGCCGGCCAACCTTCTTGAGACGGCCAATACCGTCGGCTTGCCGCTCTATGCCCGCCAGCAGATCGACAGCAAAGGACGCTGGATCGATCTGATGACCGAGGCCTCCACCTTACCTGTGAACAAGCGTCCACGGCTCGCCATCCGGCTCTTCAGCTCGAACTGAGGCACGGGAGCGATGATGCCATTCGCCGCGGCCCTCGATCTGCTCTTCGCCGATCCAAACCTCGCCCATGAGGCCTGGAATCGCGACAGCGAAGGGCAGTTCACCCGTATCCGCATCATCATGCGTCGTAGTGATGAGGTGACTGCATTCGGTGCCGCGCGCCTGGTCTCCGAGACACTGCGATTTGATGTTCGCGTCCGTGAGCTCCCCGCGCCCCTCCCGGATGAGCAGATCCTTTTGGGCGAGGAAACCTTTCTGATCCAGGGGGAACCGATCCGTGATCGCGAACGGCTGATCTGGACCATAGAGGCAACACCTGCGTGAAACTCGACCTCTCAATCGCAGGCGACATCGTTACCGCGATGCGCGCCGAGATCCTTGCTGGTGAAAAGGCTGTGACAAAAGCCATGAAGATGGCTGGGAGCAATCTGAAGTCAGACTGGCGCGCACAGGTCACGCGGGCCCGCCTTGGACAGAGGCTTGCCAACACGATCAGGTCCAAGACCTATCCGGCGGCGGGCGAAAGCCTCAAGGCGGCCGCGCTCATTTGGTCCAACGCACCCCAGATCATCGGGGCGCATGACACGGGACCCTTGATCAGGTCGAAAGACGGGTTCTGGCTTGCCATCCCAACGCCCGCGGCCGGTAAGGGCACGCGCGGTAAGGCGCTCACACCCGGCGAATGGGAGCGGCGGCGCGGTCTGCGCCTTCGCTTTGTCTATCGACGCCGTGGTCCGAGCCTTTTAGTGGCGGATGGGCGGCTGAACAGCCGTGGGCTGGGCGTGGCCTCGCGATCCAAAACGGGCCGCGGGCGAAGCACGGTGCCGATCTTTCTGCTGGTGCCGCAGGTGAAACTCGCCAAACGGCTCAATCTGGCGCGGGACGCTAAGCGCGCGGAGGCAGCGGTACCGGGGTTGATCGTGACTAACTGGGGTGAGGCAAAACTATGAGTGCGCGCGAAACCATCCTCACCGCTCTGGCGGACCTCTTGCGCACGATCCCACATGTGCCGGTTCTACGCGGAGAGGTTTTGCCAGAACGCATCCCGCCCGCAGGTCTGATGATCCTGCGTGACGGCACCCCGGGCGAACCGGGCGTAACAATGTCGCCGCTAACCTATCATTTTCAGCATCGCGCTGAACTCGAGATGATCGTACAATCAGCAACGGATAGGGACGCCCTTTTCGATGCGCTTGTCGCTCAGGTCGGCGCTGTGATCGCCGCGGACCGGACTTTGCGGGGTCTATGCGACTGGGTCGAGCCGGAGGCTGCTGAACCTGTCGATCTTCCGGTTGAGGGGGCCGCCTCTCTGAAAGCCGGGATCATTCCGATCACCCTTTACTACGCGACCAGTGACGCGCTGGGCTGAGCAGACCAATTCGAGGAGAAACACCATGGCACGAGCCCAAGGGGCGCGGGCGCAGATGGCGCTGGTGTTTGAGACGACCTATGGCACGCCGCCTGTGAGCGGCTACACCAAGATGCCCTTTGCCAGCACGACGCTGGGAGCCGAGCAACCGCTGCAGACCTCGGAACTGCTGGGCTACGGCCGCGATCCGCAGGCGCCGATCAAGGATGCGGTGACGGCGGATGGCGATGTGGTGATCCCGATCGATGCCGAGGCATTCGGCTTCTGGCTGAAGGCCGCTTTTGGCGCGCCCACGACCACTGGCGCGGAAGCGCCCTACACACACGAGTTCCGCTCCGGAAACTGGTCCCTGCCGAGCTTCTCGGTCGAGACCGGGATGCCAGAGGTGCCACGCTTTGCGATATATTCCGGCTGTATGGTCGACAGCCTGAACTGGCAGATGGCGCGGTCTGGTCTGCTGACGGCAACGGCCAGTATCGTGGCGCAGGGGGAGGAGGTCGCCACGACTACGGCGGCAGGGACACCCACTAACATCGCGCTGAAACGCTTCGGGCATTTCAACGGGTCGATCACGCGGAACGCGGCCAATATCGGCAACGTCGTCTCGGCCGACCTCACCTATGCCAACAACCTCGACCGCATCGAGACGATCCGGGCGGATGGGAAGATCGACGGCGCGGACCCGTCCATTGCAGCACTGACTGGCAATGTCGTTGTGCGCTTTGCTGACCAGACGCTCGTGACACAGGCGATCAACGGCGAGGCCTGCGAGCTGGAGTTCTCCTACACGCTGCCCACGGGCGAAAGCCTGACCGTCGCAGCCCATGCCGTCTATCTGCCGCGCCCCCGGATCGAAATCTCGGGCCCTCAAGGCGTGCAGGCCACCTTCGACTGGCAGGCGGCCAGCGATCCCGTGGTGGGTCGTATGTGCACCGTGACACTCACGAATGACCGCGAGGTGTACTGATGCTGCGATTGAATCTCTCCACCGAGCCGCGCTGGCTCGACTTGGGTCATGGCGTCCGCCTGCTGGTGGAGCCGCTGACCACCGCCATTATGTTGGCCGCGCGGAGCGATCCGACGATTGTCGCAGCAGCCGGTGATGCTGAAAGCAGCGCTACTAACGATGACCTCGCCCGCATCGTGGCCAAGGCTGTCGCGCGCATCGTCGTGAAAGACTGGGAGGGCGTGGGCGATGAGGAAGGCGAGGCGCTGCCGCTGACGCCTGACGGCATCGACGCACTTCTCGAACTCTGGCCGATCTTCGAGGCCTTCCAGACCAAATACATCGCTGGCGCGCTGATCCTGGACGCTGAAAAAAACGCCTGACCGCTCTCGCCGACTGGGAGTTCGGCGGGGGCGGTGAGTATTGCGCCGCATGCCCATCTGTGTGCGCGGACTGCCCGCGCACGCTCCATCGCCCCCTGACCCTCGAAGGCTGGCAGGTCTGGGATCTGGTTCAGCGGCTTGGTGGACAATTGCGCGTTGCCGGCGGCATGAACGGCGGCGCTATCCTCGGCTGGGACATGGGCGCTGCCCTGCAACTTGGCGCAGCCCTCGGGCTTTCGCCCCTGATCATCGCAGAACTGCTGCCGCCCATCGAGGCGGTGATGGTGCGCAAGACAAACGAAGAGATCGAACACCGTCATGGCTGAGAAGAAGGTATCCGTCCGCCTCTCCGCGACCGGCGGGCGCCAAGTGCGTGCCGAGTTGGAAGGTGTCGGCGAGGCGGGCGCCCGTGGCATGGGGCGTCTCAGCCGCGAGTTGGACCAGGCCAATGCGCGCATGGCGGCCTTCGCGCGCCGGGCGCGGATCGCCGCGACTGCCGCGGCCACAGCGCTCGCGACCGCTGTCGTCGCAATGACCCGCTCGACCGTTGCTGCCGCCAACGAGATCGGGCAGCTCTCCCAAGTTGCCAATGCCACCCCGGAGGTCTTCCAGCGCTGGTCGGCGGCCTCGGCCACGGTGGGCGTCGAGCAGGAAAAGCTCGCCGATATCCTGAAGGACGTGAACGACCGGGTGGGGGATTTCCTGCAGACGGGTGGTGGTCCGATGGCGGACTTCTTTGAGAACATCGCGCCACGTGTGGGCGTGACGGCTGATCAGTTTGCGCGTCTTTCAGGGCCGGAAGCGTTGCAGCTCTATATCGACAGCCTCGAGCGCGCGGGCGTCAGCCAACAGGAGATGACCTTCTATCTCGAGGCGATGGCCTCTGACACGACACGGCTCATTCCGCTCCTGCAAAACGGTGGGGCGGAGATGACGCGGCTTGGCGCGCAAGCGCAGGCGCTTGGCGCAGTGCTTGACGCGGATGCCATCACCGCCATGCGCCGGTCGGAACTGGCACTTGTGAGCATCGGCCAGGTCTTCACCGGGGTGCGCAACCGGATTGCTGTCGCACTCGCGCCCACACTGGAGGCCGCGGCCAATGCCTTCGTGGCGCTGGCATCCAGCACCAGTCCGATCAGCCGTGCCTTCGACGCGGTATTGGCCAACCTTGATCGGCTGGCGATCTATGTAGGGACCTTCGCCACCTTCCTCGCCGGACGCTGGGTCGCGGCAATGGCCATCGCGGCGCTCTCGGTCCGCGGGCTTGCCACCACGCTGGTGGTCCTGAAGGGCGCCTTGATCCGCACCGGTATTGGCGCGTTGATCGTTGGCGCAGGCGAGCTGGTTTATTGGTTCACCCGGTTGGCCTCCGGCGCAGGCGGCTTCGGCGAAGCCATGGGCCTGTTGAAGGACGTCGCGGTCGAGGTCTGGAACCGGATCAAGATGGGGGCATCAAGCGCTGGGGCTGCGGCCACCGCCATGTTCTACGATCTGAAGGCCGATGCCGCTTCCGGTATGGCCGGAGCCATCGAGAGTGTCGTTGGCTTCGGCAACGCGACAGCCAACACCTTCGAGGGCGCGCTTTTGGCCGTGCGCGAGATCTGGTCGCGCTTGCCGGATGTGATCGACGATCTCGTCTTCTCGGCGGCCAACCGCATGCTCGACGGGATCGAGGCCATGCTGAACGGGGCCATCGCGCGGATCGACGCCTTCACGGGTCGCATTCGCGATGCGCTCGCGGCTGTGGGCATCGAGACCACCTTTGGTCAGATCGGTGAGATTAGTCTTGGCGATATCGAGAACCCTTTCGCAGGGGCATCTGCAGATGCGGGGAGCGCCGCTGCAGAGGCATTCCGGCGCGCCTTCGAGGATAACCCGCTCACCGTTCCCGACCTTGGGCTTGAAACGATCGCCGCCGAGGCGCTGGCCACCGCAAACACCTACCGACAGGCTGCAACCGATCTTGCGGGTGGCGCGACGGCCCCGCTCACCTCCTGGGGCGCACTTCGTGACGCCGTTGCAGGCACCGGTGAAGAAGGCGCGGCGGCGCTGGATGAGGCGACTGTCTCTGCAAATCGGCTGTCGGCTGCCATGGGCCGAGCTGGTGGTACGGCCGGGAGCGCTGGCGACCGGATCGCCACCGGTTGGCGTGCAATCTCAGAATCTCTTCAAGCCTACGCCACCGACGCGCTGAATTGGGGCAAAGGCCTCGGGGAAACCCTGACCGCAGCCTTCAGCAGCGCGGAAAGTGCGTTCCGGAGCTTCGTCGAGACCGGCAAGTTCGACTTCAAGGGCCTCGTGCGCTCGATCCTTGCGGACTTGGCTGTACTGTCGTTCAAG